CTTGTTAGGAGACGACTAAAATGGCCGCTCGGCTTTCTGAGGACACGACAAAAATCCACTTCCACATTTTCACGAAGGACCTGGAAGAAATCGACCAGCTTTTTTGCCGCGAAGGCATTCGGACGGTCGGCAGGTCCAAGGCTCTTCGACTCATCATCCATGCGTATCTGCAGCAAATAAAGAGGAAAGCCCATGCAAAGTCAGTCGCCTTCGACCCCAGCATCACAGCCCTCATCGACGACGGCTAATGCCGAGCATATCGGGGAAAAGATTTTAGAAGAGGCGTCCCCTGCAAGCCTCGAAGAATTGATGAACCGCGCCCCGCAGATCACGGACGCAGAGGCGGATAGGATCATCGACTATTTGAGAGCGCAACGGGAAAAGTTTGCCGCACAGGAAGCAGCACCAAAGCCCAAAAAAGCGCCTCGCCAGAAAGGCCCGATCCTTTCCGCAGACGAACTTCTAAAAGACATCGACTTAAACTTTTAAGGTGCCCCATGCTGACCAAAGAAGAACTTGAGCAACTCGTGCAGGACATTCGGCAGCAGGCATCAACATGGCTCGGGGATGAGGCAAGTGAAAAGATCGAGCGTCTCATCGCACACACCATGTTTTTGAGAGGACATCACGACAACATTCAAGCGATGCTGATGAACGGTTATCGCATGGTTCAGATCGGTGCAGACACTCGCAAATCCTAACAGACAGGGACGCCCCATGTCAGAAGTCGTAAACAACTCACTTTCGCTAATCACTCCGCGCTTTCAATTTGCGTGGGACAGCACCTCGATTGGCGCTTTCAAAACGTGCCCACGCTATTACCAGCTTTCCATTCTTGAGGGATGGCAGCCGAGAGAAATCTCCGTCCACCTAACTTTCGGCCTTCACTTTCACTCCGCGCTTGAACAATACGATCATCTGCGCTTCGGCGGCATGGGTTATGACGAAGCGCTGCGTGAAGTGGTTAGATATGTGTTGACAATCACTTGGGACGAGCAAAAAAATCGTCCGTGGATTTCAGACGACCCGAACAAAAACCGCCTGACGCTTCTGCGCAGCATCGTTTGGTATCTCGATCAGTTCAAAGACGATCCGATTGAAACTGTGCGCCTCGCGAATGGCAAGCCTGCGGTCGAACTTTCGTTCCGCTTCGACAGCGGCTACACGTCACGCCAAGGCGAAAGTATTTTGCTCTGCGGGCATCTTGATCGTCTCGCCACGCTTAATGGCAAAGCCTTCGTGCTTGACCGCAAAACCACAAAGTCCACAATCAACCAGTCGTTCTTCGACAAGTTCACACCCGACAACCAGATGTCGCTTTACGCCATCGCTGGCAAGATCGTTTACAACGTGCAGATCGAAGGCATCATCGTGGACGGTGCGCAGATCGCGCAGACCTTCACACGTTTCTTGCGTGGCGTCGTTCCACGCACGGAGTCTGGGTTAGAAGAATGGTATTTCGACCTCGGCCAATACATCGCGACCGCAGAACTTTACGCTGCACAAAACTATTGGCCGATGAACGACAAAGCCTGCGGCATGTATGGCGGTTGCCCGTTCCGCAAAATCTGCGGCCTTCCCCCATCCGTGCGTCACGAGTGGCTTCGCGCTGATTTCACGCGCAGAATTTGGGACCCCTTGAAGGTTCGTGGTGACATATGAGCGTCCACATCGTACGCCACTCAGACGACGGTTACATCATCATCGTCTTCGACCGTAAATCACAAACCTGGATCGCAGTCGCCACAACGCCGCACGAACTTTTGGCAAAACAAATATCAGTCGCACTACAACGGAGCATGACATGACCTCTTACGCAATTTACATAGAAGAAGGCACAACTTTCTGCATCATCAAAGCAGATCGAGATGGCGTTTATCGCAAAATTGCTGAGTGCGAAAACAAAGCAACTGCTGAACTTATCCTTTTGCTTCTTATTAAAGCGGAGATGCAATAATGCCATCCCTTAAAGACCATCACTCCGCAGACACGACAAAGCTGTTGTTCGTGGGCGACTCGGGATCAGGCAAGACCGGCGCACTTGCGAGCCTTGCGGCGGCGAACTACAAAATTCGCATCCTCGATCTCGACAACGGCGTGGATGTGCTGCGCGACCTTTTGACATCAGGCCGCTACGCGAAAGACAGCATCGCAAACGTGGATTACGTGACCATCACGGAGCCAATGAAAAACGTGGGCGGCAAGTTGATCCCCGCGAAGGCCAGCGTTTGGCAGCGCACGACAAGCATGTTGGGCGATTGGAAAGACGGCGACACGAGCCTCGGTGCGATCACCACATGGGACAGCAAGACAGTTCTCGTCATCGACTCACTCACCATGCTTTCCGACGCAGCTTTGTCTTACATTTTGGCAATGAACGGTCGCCTCGGCCAGCATCCTCATCAAAGCGACTGGGGCTTGGCTCAGGTCCTCGTCGAGAACCTGTTGCGCATGTTGTATGACGAGTCCGTAAAATGCAACGTGATAATCAACTGCCACATCAAACCGATGGGAGACGAAAGTGGCCCGGAGCGTTACTATCCTAACACTTTGGGAAAAGCTCTCCCTCCGAAAGTGGGCCGTTACTTCAACACGGTCTTGCTTGCGCAGTCTTCTGGTCGCGGGCAAAATCTCAAACGCCAGATCTTCACCACGTCTCAAGGAACGATTGAGTGCAAAAACACAGCACCTTCAAAAGTTCAAGCGTCTTATCCGCTCGAGTCTGGTCTAGCAGACTATTTCGCAGCGGTCCGAAATTAGGACCAAAGGTCCTAATACTGGCCCTTCACGGGGTCTATTCACTATGGAGTAAAAAATGGCTGTTAATTTCAAAGACCTCCTCGCTGTAAATCTCGATGATGTGAAAGCGCCGATGGCGCTGCCGGAAGGCACTTATCACGGCACAATCGCTTCGTTCGAATACGGAGATAACAACAAGAACAAGACGCCTTACGTGCGTTTTGGCTTGAAGTTCCACTCCGCGAGCGATGATGTGGACCCGAAGGACTTGGCGGAGATCGACCTTTCGACTCGCAAGATGTCCACGGACTTCTACCTCACGCCGGATGCGCGTTTCCGCTTGAAAGACTTTCTGGAGTCCCTTGGCCTCAAGACGACTGGTTCGACGTTTGACGAACTGATCCCGGAGGCTGTCGGCCAGAGCGTTCTTGCTTACATCACGCAGCGTTTCAACCCGGAACGCCCGGATGATCCGCCGCGTAACAACATCAAGAGCGTGAAGGGCGAGTAATCGCATCCAACAACTGGGAGGGCCTTGCGCCCTCCCACCACCTTGCAGGATGAACCATGGACATTTCCCTTAAAGACATCTGGATTGACCGTGGGTCACGCCAGCGAAAAGAAATTATCATCGACGACCTTTTGGAAAGCATTCCGAGGAATGGAGTGCTGGTGCCGATCATTTTGGTGGCCGAAACTGGCCCCGCAAACCAACCTTACAAATTGATCGCAGGCGAACGGCGCTTCACAGCATCTCGCCAGTTAGACCTCGAAACCATCCCGGCCCGATTACTTTCGGACCTCTCGCCCATCGAACAGCGTGTCGTCGAACTCGAAGAAAATTTGAGGCGTAAAGATTTGGGCTGGCAGGATCAATGTCTCGCGATGGCTTCGATCCATGAAGTGCTGGGCCAGCAACACGGCGATAGCTGGAACTACACGAAGACCGCGGACAATCTGGGTTATAGCCCCGCGTGGGTGCAGCGATGCTGCCGTGTCGCCAAGGAACTCCATCGCGATAACGTGCGAATGATGGAGTCTGCGACCCGCGCCTACAACTTCATATCCAGAGAGGATGAACGGGTCGCGGCGGACGCGGTTAGCAACCTTTTGCATAGCGCCACAGCGGCGGCCAATGACGCCCTTGAAGGGGTGGAAGGTAGTAACCCCCTAGACGACCTTTTAGACGCAACCACCGGCCAAAAAACCCCCCATACCGGCGCATCGGCGGACGCCCCGCCGAAATCGGCACGAACAGCACCCCTTATAACTCCAGCCGACCAGTCCATCCTTCAAGAGTCCTTCCTCGACTGGGCTCCAGCCTATCGGGGCGAACCCTTCAACCTGATCCACTGCGACTTTCCTTACGGCGTGAATGTCTTCGGAGGCGCATGGTCTGGCAAGCGCACCACATCTGGCTACGACGACGGCGCAGACGTTTACATCAAACTAATTGAATGCTTGTGCGCCAACCTCGACCGCATCATGGCTCATTCCGGGCATCTGGTGTTTTGGCTTTCCGGCGACATCAAAATCCAAGCCAGAACCCTGGAGATGTTTTCCGACCTCGCGCCCAATTTGTCGTTCTGCAATTTCCCCCTTGTGTGGGTCAAGAGTGACAACGTGGGAATTGTGCCGGACCCCAAGCGCGAACCCAGACGCATTTACGAGACGGCCCTGATTGCAAGCCGCGAGGATCGCCTGCTTGTGAAGCCCGTCAGCAACGCAATCGCCTCCCCAACCAACAAGGAGCATCACCCTCACACCAAACCCGAACCAGTCCTCAAGCACTTTTTACAAATGTTCGTCGATTCGAACACTCGTTTTCTCGATCCGACATGCGGTGGTGGGTCATCGCTGCGGGCCGCAGAAGCCCTCGGAGCGGATCATGTTATCGGCCTCGAGATTAACGATGAATACGTGACAAACGCGAGACGAGCCCTCAATCAATCGCGTGTGCTGCGAAAAGCATCGTCCATGCAAAAGGAGCAAACTGCATGAGTGAACTTTCTGAAAAAATCGACATCCACGAACTTTACGAAACCATCGCTGATCTTAAACAGGAGCCTTACATGATCCCCGCACCTCCCGCTAACTCCCAGCACACCACCATCACGAATGCGATTGCTCGCGCCGAACATTTGTTCGCGACGAAGAATGCTGAATACGGCGATAGCGGCGACATCCTTGCGAACTTCCGTCGCCTCGCTGCGCAGCAGGGCGTTCCGATGTCAACCGCGTGGTTCTTTCTCGCAGGCAAACACCTCGACTCGATCACGCAGTATGTGAAGGACGTTCGTGAGGGCAAAGCCCGTTCGCGAAGCGAGCCAATCGAAGGTCGCATCGACGACATGGTGGTTTACAGCTTGCTGCTGCTCGCTATCGTCGCAGAGGAAAACCGCTGATGGCCCCTCGCACCAAACCCACACCTGACAGCGGCACCACAATCTCGAATTGCACTTTTGATGCCACAATCAAAGTCGATGCCGATTTTGTAAATGCTGTTGTCGCACTTGCGAAAGCCGCAGAACACAATGCGGAGGCTATTCGAACAATCGCCTCCAACTTGCAGTTCAAAGGCAACCACGCTCCGGCAATTCTAATCAATCCGCAAGGAAAGGTATAATCATGCCTGAGTTATCATTCGGCGAAAAGATCGTCCGCAAGTCCTTCAACCCTTCCGAACAAGCAGACGTGAAAGAAGCAAAGCGTCTTGCGGCAGAGTTGATCGACTTTTGCTACGACATGATGCCGGACGGCGCTGGCACCGAACTTAAAGACGAAGAACTGCGGCTTTACGGCCAAGCAATTACTTCGTTCGAAGCCGGAGCCATGTGGCTTGTCAAAGCTCTAACCGCAAAGCAGCAGTAACATGCACAACGCAGCGCCAGCATTCGCTCATTCTTCTGGTCCGAAAGACGCAAAGATTGCGTTTGTCGGTGAAGCCTGGGGTGAGCAAGAGGCAATGGTCGGAAAGCCCTTCCAAGGCTACGCAGGTCAAGAACTGACTCGTATGCTGAAAGAGGCAGGGATTGCTCGAAAAGATTGCTTTCTTACAAATGTGTTGGCGCTGCGTCCCCCGAACAACGACTTCACCGCGCTTTGTTGCAAAAAGGCTGAGTGCGGAGAAGACTATCTCCACCCGCATTTAGGTAAAGTCGGACAATACCTTCGCCCCGAATACCTGTCAGAACTGGAGCGCCTCCGTGTCGAATTGGAAGAAGTTCGCCCTAATATCACTGTCGCTTTGGGGGCTACAGCTTGTTGGGCTTTGCTTGGCACTAATGGCCTTGGAAGCCTACGCGGGACAGTGGCAACAGGAACTCTTGCTGGCGGCAAAGTCCTCCCGACCTATCACCCTTCGGCAGTCCTGCGTAATTGGGCCAATAGGCCGATTACCCTCGCGGATTTAATGAAGGCCAAACGCGAAAGTCTTTTCCCAGAAATCAAAAGACCCTCTCGCAGAATTTTAGTCAACCCGACAATCGCAGAATGCCACGAATGGATCGCGCAACACATTCGTGCTGAGAGCGCCTGCGACATCGAAACAAAATACGGAATGATCGAGATGATCGGATTTAGCGCCGACGCTGAAAACGCAATGGTCGTTCCATTCTGGGACCGCTCGAAAGGCGGAAATTACTGGTCAACGGCGAACTTAGAACGAGATGCTCGAAACGTGGTGCGTTCAATTCTCGAAAATCCGTTCGTTGTTAAAATCTTCCAGAACGGTCTTTATGACTTGCAATATTTAATGAAAGAAGGTTATCGTCCTCGTTCGTGCCTCGAAGACACAATGCTTTATCACCACGCCCTTTATCCTGAAATGCAAAAGGGGCTGGGCTTTTTAGGCAGCGTTTATACTTCCGAACCCGCGTGGAAAACAATGCGCGGGAAGAAAATCACGGAGATGAAAAAGGATGATTAAATGCAATCACGCAAACATTCCTTTCTGGAGGCTTTTCTAAACACCGCTTCTGGATTTGTAACTTCCCTTTTGACGCAATGGCTGGTGTTCCCATGGTTCAACCTACACCCTTCACTCCAAGAAAACATCAGCCTCACCGCGATCTTTACCATTGTAAGTATTGTAAGGAGCTACGCATGGCGCAGAGTGTTCAACCATCTGCATATGAAAGGTTTGCTCTAATGCTTTCACCGCTCATCCTCTCGTTCGTGCCTTTCACATATTACATCGTGACTGGTTCTGAAAAAGCGTTAGCCGTTTGGGTGCTGTTTGTTGCTTGCGGCATGGTGCTCTAATGCCAATCATCGACACCTCCACGCTGCAAGAAGGCATTGTGCTCGCAGAAAACGAACAGCTTTACAACGGTCTGGATTGCTGCATCACACACGAAGTGCTCGACGCTATTCGTGCAATCGGCCCTGCGCCCCGCATTTACAATTTCACCCGCGCGCTCCAGGCCCCTGTTATGGACATGATGCAGCGGGGCTTCCGCATTGACAGCTACGAAAGGCAAAAAGGCATTGACACGCTTACTGTCGAAATCCAGCGCCTTACTGGTTTGCTCAATCGTTTTGCTTATGCCGTTTGGGACAAGCCCCTCAAAGCCAATTCCCCAAAAATGCTGCAAGAATTTTTCTTTCAACACATGCGTATCCCCGAAATCTGGACTTCGAAGAAGGGGGAGCGCAAATTGTCCATGGACCGAGAGGCTCTTGAAAAACTCGACAACTACTTTCACGCCCGTCCAATGGTGGCAACCATACTGGCTATACGAGACGCTGTGAAACAACTCTCCGTGCTCAACACGGAAGTGGACAGCGACGGTCGCATGAGGACTTCTTACAATGTCGCAGGAACAGAAACAGGACGCTTTTCATCCAGCACAAACGCTTTCGGCACCGGCACGAATTTACAGAACATTACTTCATCTCTGCGAAAAATGTTTGTCGCCGATCCCGGTTACAAACTCTGCGGGATTGATTTGGAACAGGCAGAAAGTAGAGAAGTGGGATGGCTTTCAGGCACCATCTGCGGTGATTGGTCTTATCTGGACGCCTGCTATAGTGGCGACCTTCACACTCTTGTGGCAAGGACTGCTTGGCCCGAATTGGGATGGACAGACGATCCAAAGGCCGACCGTAAAATCGCAGACACTCCCTTCTACCGTCACCTCACCTACCGCGACATGGCGAAGAAACTCGGGCACGGAAGCAATTATCGCGGATTACCTCCGACCATGGCCCGACATGCCAAACTCCCCGTTGTCGTCGCAGAACAATTCCAGGCCCGATATTTCGAGCGTTTCTCAGGAATACCAAAATGGCATAGATGGGTCGCCCAACAACTCCAAACTTCAAACCGTATCATCACACCTTTCGGACGAGAGCGCACGTTCTTCGGACGAGCGAACGATGACTCGACGCTCCGCGAGGCGATTGCGTTTTCACCACAGAGCGCGACGGCGGAGAGGCTGAACCTGGTTTTGTGGAGAGTTTGGAAACACATGCCGCAAGTGCAGT